CCCACGCAGTCGCGAGATTTATCCGAAATTTGGGGCGGTATTTAATAAAACTGATATGTGCTGGACATTTCCACGTCCAGACGAATTTGGTGGAACTGGTAATCGTTCTGGTGCATTGATTTTTCTAGCTCATTGTGAGGAGGAAGATGATGCACATAAGTTCGATTCAATGGAAATCAACCTATATACTCCTGACGAGCTTACTACTTTTACTGAATTTATTTATCTCCATATTGGTTTTACTCGTGTTAGAACGTCTGACCCAAATCTTCCCGCTATTATCCGTGCAGCGGGTATGCCGGGTGGTATTGGTCATACTTTTGTAAAGAAAAGATTTGTAGCTCCTTATCCTGATGGTGGAAGAATCATCATTGGTAAGGGTGGTGTAAAGCGTATTTACATTCACTCTACTGTTGCTGATAATCCTCACGCAGATAAAGAGTATACGACACGCCTTGATGGTATTCCTAACGAAGCTGAGCGTAAAGCTCGTAAGTTTGGTGATTGGGATGCATATCAAGGCCAAGTATTTGATGAGTTCCGGGATAAACAGTATCCTGATGAACCACCAAATGCTATGCATCGTGTTAATCCGTTTGAAATCCCATCATGGTGGCCGCGAATGGTCATCGGTGATTGGGGTTATGCGGCAATGACATACATTGGCTTCTATGCAATCTCACCTTCTAAGAGATTGTATCTCTATCGTGAGCTGTATTGGCTCAAGACTAAAATTGAAGAATGGGCACCACATATTAAAGACCTTGTGGATAAAGAAAGTCCCAAAGTAATTAAGTTCTGTAAGTCTGCTGGACAAGAACGCGGACAAGAACATACTATTCAACAGCAAATTGAGAAGGCTCTTGAACAATCTATTGAACTAAGTAATAATTCTCCTGGCTCACGAGTCGCGGGGAAAATTTTATTACATGAATATCTTCGGTGGAAGCAGAAGCCATATATTCCACAGGAAGAAATGCCAGTGTATTCTGAGGAATATGCAATGTGGTTACTTCGTAATAAGGGGGAAGCTACACATAAGTCATACATAGGTTTGTTTGACCCTCCTGAGGAGGAAACTAATATTCCTAAGCTTCAGATTTTCTGTTGTGAGGAACAGACTCATGACAATCATCCTAACTGTTGTCCCTTAATGATTGATTCAATCAAGGCATGTTCTTACGATAAGAAAACTAAAGACGGTAAAGCAGCAGAAGATGTCGCGGAATTTGACGGCGATGACCCATACGATGATATCCGTTATGCTGTTGATTCTGCTGAACGTTACTTTGATGATGCAGGTAGAGAATTTGAAAGAATTCAAAAGCAAGAGGCTATCACTACTGCATTAAAGAATTATGGCGATTGGACTGCATACTATCGCAATATGCGTGGAGTCGAAGCTACTCAAAAGATGCAAGTAGTATCTAGATTCCATCGTTCTGGTGGTCGAGGTAGATAATGTTTTTATTAGATTGGTATCGACAATGGCTTGATATTCGTTCTGAGTCTCAATCTAGACAAATTGAATTAACTCGCGAGGTCACTACTGAAGAAAAAATTTGTCAATCATGTGAGACTCTTAAGACTCAACTTGAAATTGTTAATTATGAAAAGAAACAATTACTAGAAAGACTATTAGAAAAACCTGAATCAGAACCTGAGAGAACTAAGGCTTCTGAATTAGTAGCGCCTAGACCACGACAAGTTCCGTGGCATGTGCGTAGGCAAATGTTAGAAACTGAGGATAGAGAGAAAGCTCGCGCTATGAAAGATGCCGCGAAGCCTGACTCTACTAAAGTTAATGTTGATGAATTAGAGAAAGAGTTAAAAATTGCCGAAGAAACAAGAGAACACTCTTCCTAATAATAACCCAACTCTTGATGATAGTATGCAGCGCGCATTAGCCAAGGTTCTTGGTGAGATGCCCGATGTAAAACCTGTGACTATATCTCCATCTTCTAGTTCAATACTATCTAAACTATTTGCTCCTAAAGGTTCAATGGCTACTACTAATCCTTTCACTGGAAATATTAGTTATAATCCTGATGCATTTCAGGGTCAATCACAAGATGAATTGGAAAATACTGTAGCACATGAATTAACTCATTCGCGACAGGCACAAAATACTCCTTGGTATAAAACAGCGGTTAATCTATTTAGACCAGATGATAATGTTCCTACAGGAATAAATCAAAATAGTCCATTGAATACTCCTTACTATTGGCGTCCTCGTGAAATGGAAGCATTTCAAACAGAACGTAATAGACAGACATATCAACCCTATCCTGTTGACCCAGCTTTGGGGACTAGAGATATTCAGTTGTCTCGTCCTAAGAAACAAATCGATGTCGGTCCTTCTAATCTGAAAAGGTAATAAGAGGTAGTATGCCATCCAATGAAGTAATGCACAAATTTAAGCATGGCAAATTACATTCGGGTTCCAAAAGTGGACCACCTGTCAAAAACAGGAAACAAGCTGTCGCTATCATGTTGTCAGAAAAACGTAACGAAGGACAGCATGGCGGCACTTATAAAAGTGGCGTTGATACTGGCCCGTCGAAAGAATTTAGAAAAAAGAAAGGGTTTAAGTAATGCCACTTAATACTGACCCTAGTAATGCATTCATGCAACGTATGAATGCTAATCCTGGAAGTATGAATCGTCCACGTATGGGTGGTCAAGCTCCACCTATGGGTGGAAGAATGCGTCCAGGTATTATGCCTCGTTCTCCTGATATGGGTAATCTTCCACCAATGAGTCCATCAATGGGTATGGGTGGTGGTCCTACAATGCCTATTGTTCAGGGGCCATCTCAGATGCCTCCATTCATGAGTGGTAACTCTGGTATTAATGGTGGAATGCCTATGGGGGGATTCTCTCAGCCACAGGTTGAAACTGGTAATATGATTAATGGTAGTCCAATGGGTAATGGACTATGGAATAAGTATCAGAATATGCAGCGTCCACAAATGTCTCCGATATTTCGCTAAGTAAACATGAGTAGAGAACTTTCAGAAGAAATTAAATCTTGCCTTAAAGAAGTGATAACACACTTCGATAGGGAAGATGTAGCTGTGCGCGAACGTCAAATTAGGACGTGGCGCAGGCTTAAATTATTCTGGGAGGGATTCCAGAAGGCTTGGTATTCTGAAGTAGCTCATGATTGGCGTATCTGGAATGATGATGAAGCTGAGACTGATACTGACCAATCCTATTATGATAAACCTATCAATGTGTTTCGAGCTTATCTCGAATCAATTATTGCTGCTTTATCAGTAACTGTTCCTCCTGTTAAATGTTATCCAGATGATGCAGATAATAATCTTGACTTAGATACCGCGAGAGCTGGCGATAAAATTGCCAAACTAATTTATAGACATAACGATGTTCCATTACTTTGGCTTCATGCATTATTCATCTATTGCACTGAAGGAATGATAGCTTGTTATGGCTATCCAAAAGAAGATGAATCATACGGAACTTATGAAAGTAAGTCGTATGATGATGACGAAGAAACACACCAGTATACTCGCTGTCCTCAGTGTGGGTATACAATGGATGACCAAATTCAACAGCAAATGAATGCTGACCCTATGATGGGAGCCTTAAAGAATAAAGCCGAACAGAATAGGGATTTGTTTCAGCCTGAGAATAGTGATGTAGATATTCAGGATGTAGTTGAAAACGAACCTGAACTTTGTCCCGCGTGTTTACAGTTAATTGCGCCCCAACTTTCTACTGAAACATTAGTAGTAACTAGACTTGTTGGTGTAACTAAGGAACCTAAAACTCGCGTTTGTTTGGAGGCTTATGGTGGACTTTTTGTAAAGGTTGCTAATTATGCTAGGAAGCAAGCAGATACTCCCTACCTAATCTATGCTTACGAGACTCACTATGCATTGGCTATCGAAAGATATGACCATTTGCATGGTAAGAAATATGCAGATTTTGCTAATAAGATTAAAACTGCAACAGGACCAAAAGACCCATATGAACAGTGGGGGAGATTAAGTCCTCAATATCAGGG